TTGGACTGGGTGACAGGGGGGGCAGGTTGCTTGCAACCGTATTATTACCCCCCCCTGTGGCCCTGGCCCTTTTTATTGTTTATACTTGATTTTTGTATGGTCGGGGTTTTTATTTGAAAAACCTTGGCCCTTTTTATTAAAACCTTGGCCCTTTTTCGTAGAATTGGGCCAGGCCCTTTTGTGGTGGTGTGAAGGCTTAGAACAATTCATTGTTCAATTTGCCAAGTCAAGCACAAGCACAATTTTGTTTTTACCATGGCTTATTCTTATAGTACTCGTCGTCGTTCTTACGCTCGACGTCCTCGACGCATGTATCGGCGTCCCAGTCCGCGATATTCGCGGCCGATGACTCGACGACGTGTCTCACGACGTCGAGTTGTCCGGGGAAGCCGTCGTGTTTTGTCCAGTGGTTTTACTACTGGTGGAAGTAATCAGATTGATCCTGGAACTAAGTTTATTCTAGCTCAAGCTGATCCGTTTATGACCAAAGCATTTGGTGGAAAAATACCGGATAGTTCTACTATTCCATCGGTCGCGACTCCGTTGCAGTGGAATGTCCCTTTGGCGACTCCATCGCAAAATCCGTCATTCTCGTGCTGTTGGGCTTTTTCTCCGTCGGTATATAGTAATTTTACTACTGCTCTCGGAAGTAATAGCACTACTTGGTCGTGGCCGTCACTTCCAGTGTCAGCTCCTATTTATGCTGGGTTTGTTAACGCTTTTGAAGCGTACAGACCCATTGCTCATGCGATCCGATTGTCGTGTCCGCTTGCTCCTACCAGTACAACTGGTTTTGTCCATATTGCTTTAGCAGTTGAAACAAATGTTGGTGCTAGTGGGTTGTCTACTGCCCAGTTTAACAACTTTGCTACGACATTGTCTAACTTATCTGGTTACACGTTCTACAAACGTGTCACTCTTGCTAGTCTCACTCAGTCCCCAATTACTTTGGTTAATAAGTGGACTGATGAAACGGCATTTCGTTATTCATCTCCAACGGTTAATTTCGATGAGACACCTCCTGCTGGCACATCGGATCAAATATCTACATCGAAAGCTATGGCTGCTAACTCGTTTAACATCCCTTTGTCGTGGGGAACATTGCTTGTTGCTGTTGAAGGTATTGCACCATCTGGTGGTTCCATTGTTTCGACACCGCTACAAGCTGAAGTTGTTTTACACACTGAGGGTATTCCTCAGAAGAGTGGCGTGTTGATCGGATCAACCGCTGCTGCTTATGATAGTGGAACATTAAACGCTGTTTCTCAAGCCGTAGCGAATACTGATTTTGCTCATACTGAAAGTGAGCAGAAAACGTATGAGAGGAGTTTTGGAGAACAAGTGGTCCAAGCTATGAGTGATGCAGGTATGAATCCGAACAATGTTGCACGGCACTTTGGAGGCCGTGTTGCCGAGATGGCCGTCAACGCTGCCGGTGCATTTATTGGCGGATTAGGCGTTGGCGGTGTTAATAATCGGCCTAATCGTTTGATGATCCAATAGAGTCGAAGCTGCAAGCTGCTGGTAATATTCGTCGTATGAATCTTGGTGACAAGCCTATTCGTACTTATAAACCTGGTCAAAAACAAGATGGATCCTTTTTGAGTCAACTTCCTAGACGTGCTTTGTTTCGTAACAAGATTGCACGGATGGAGAAGTTATTTAAATTGCGTAGTCCTCAATTATTGTTGGAGAACGGCGATGAAGAGCCGCTTAGTAGTGGATTTTATAGTGAAGATGTTATTGATCCTATTGTTGAAGAGGTTGAATGATAATGTAATGAAATGAGAGTGGATAGTATATTCACTTGAGTTATAATGTAATACTATTTAGTTCTTCTTCTAGTTCTTCGTTTGTTGTTAGATCAATGAGATCTTGTAGTTCTTCATCTGTAATTGTTGATGCTGTGTCATCTGACTCAGTTTCTCGCATCATATTTGCTAGTACTCTATACTTTGATACAATAGTATTGAGTCGTTGTATTTCCAATGCTTGATTGTTGATTGTCTGAGCCATTCCTAGACCATGTGCATACAAACGGTCTGCTCGATTGTTTACAATTTGTAGTTGCTTTTTGTATTGCTGTGTCAGATCGACTTGTCGTTCATGATCGTGTCGGTAATGGTTGAACATGATATGTTCCAATTCATCAGATCGCTTGCGTTCTGCATCTTCAGATCTTTGTTTCTTATTGCAAAGTGAGAACGAGTGTTCGAGTGATCGCTTGGTAGGTTGATTGTTCATTGTTGTTGTTGCTGGTAAATTGAGAAGTGAGGTTAGTAGTGGATGGTGATACACTCCGTCCGCTACTCGTCCTCGACATTCTTTCCGTACACTTATGGGTTCACTAGTATTGTATATACTATAGTGTATGTAAGTCGAATCGATACTATATAGAGATTTGTATACTACACTATGTGTACCACATAATGTATACTTGATGTTCAACTATACGTATACCTGATTCCATAATATTAATATGTCCTGACCTATCTAATGGTGAGCACCGAAGCGAAGCGGAGGTTGCGATTAGGGAGCGCTTAGTGGAGCGAAGCGGAACGGGCGCGGCTTAGCATAAACGTAGCACCGAAGCGAAGCGGAGGTTGCGTAGTTGCTCGGCCGATCAGGCCGTTGAGTGTTTATTATAGCATTAGATCATCTAATAGCGTATTTGCTTGGCATGTATCCCAGTTCCAGTTCATCCAATCTACTGCGACACCGTCTGTTGCGTCTTGACGCTGAAGTAAAGGTTGACCAGGAGGGCTGGTTATGGCTTGGACCTGGTCCATGACTTCCCTGTCGTCTGAGTCTTCTGTTTCTTCTAGTTCTTTTATTGCTTGTGCTTGTAGTGCACCTTCTATTCCGTCGCTGAAATCTATTGTTGTGAAGCGACGTAATAGCGGTTCTTGATCTCTTGGGTCGGTAAAACATTGTTCGATAGTGTAGTTTGATAGTACTATGATCTTCTTAGGACGGATTTTGCGTAAATTTGCTCCTTTTACTTGTCCTGTAAATGGATATCGATCAGCCCATACTTTGAGCTGAGATGCTGTACATTCATTTTTTGGACTCCATTCTTCGATGACAACCACGTCTTCATCTTTGTAGTTGCACCACCATTTGTTGAGCTCTTTTTGGAAGTGTTCTGGGTATAAGTCCCAGACAGTTTTTGATTTTCCTGTTCCTGTAGGTCCGACCCACCATTCATGGCGAGATAATCCTTGTAGTATTTTTCCTTTTCTTTCATGTAGTCCCTGTAACTTATCGGAAAGGCAGACCCATTGTTGTGGATGGTTTTCCTTGATCCAGTCGAAGTCTCCCTGTTCTGCTTTTGATACCAATTCATCCCATCGTACTTTTGAGGTGGTTGCTGCTTCTTGCGGGATATCACCGAATTCCAGAAATTTTCCATCTTTTTTGCAGTAGTCAATTGCTTGTTGTATTGTTCCTTTCCTCGTCTCAACGTGGCCGCCGATGATTTTGCGTACTGTTGAGACTCTCTTTTGGTGTTTCCAGTGTACATAACCCTGTATGTGTGGTGTACCGGAAGCGCCAGTTTCGAGACCGAGAATAAGGTATTTGTAGTCTGTTCGCTGGTCGAGTCGTCGTAGGTCCTGTTCGATGTAGTTGTTGATCGTGAAACAGAAGCCTCGGAACTGGGACATTTGTAGCTTGTTTGCATTGATGCAAATTGAGAAGTGAGAGTCTTGGACTGGGTGACAGGGGGGGCAGGTTGCTTGCAACCGTATTATTACCCCCCCC